AGCGCCTACACTTGAAAAACTAAAATCCACAATAGGTCTAACATGAGGACGTTAAACTCAAGGGTAAGGAGGCGATATAATGCCGAGATACAAACAGCCCGAAACTACGACGAATGAGTCCGTAGAACAGGCATGGATCAATGATGGCGAGATAGGAGCTTGCCGGGCAGTTATTTTGAAATATGCAAAGGTGCTTGACATGACCGACAGCGGGCGCGACATGAAGCCGCTGGCCACGGGATTGTTTGAAGCCATAGACAGGCTGAAAGCACTCGATGCGCAGGATACAAGGAAGATAGAAACGCCGCTGTTCCGCATCATAAGCAAGGCGGCTAATGAATAAAGTCGGCAACCAAATACCGACGCACCGAAAAGCGGAACACTATACAAAGACGCAAGGAACGCTTGCAGCAGAAGTCGCGGACTCTTACGGGATCACTCCGCATAAATGGCAAAGGGGCGTGCTTGACGATTGGCTTGCTGTGGACGATGCCGGGAGGCTGATTCACAGCTTTTGTGTTTTAGAGGTTCCGCGACAGAACGGAAAGACAGGCGTAAGCGATCCACGCGAGACGTGGGGGCTGATATATCGCGGAGAACAGATACTGCACACGGCGCAGGAATTTCAGACGGCAAAAAAAGCGTTTGACAGATTGCGCCAGAAGTTCGGATCACGGCGGAACGATCCGTATGCAGACTTTCCGGAATTAAATGCGCTTGTCGACCATTACACCATCAGTGCGGGCCAAATGGTGCTCGACCTGAAAAACGGCGGACACATAGAGTTCAGAACGAGGGGCTCAAATTCAGATATGGGCCGTGGCGGTACGTTCGATCTCGTGGTGGTGGATGAAGCACAGTCCTACACGGAAGAGCAAGACGCTGCGCTCTCACCGCTGAACTCGGCGGCTCCGTCCGGAAGCCCGCAGACGATTTTGATGGGCACCCCGCCCACGCCCAGCTCGGCAAACAAAGGCATTGTCTTTACGAGGTCGATTCGTCGACTTATCGAGAATGATGAGCCGGGGAGCTGCCTGCACGCATGGGCGGTTGATGATATAGGCGATGTGACCGACATTGAGAGATGGTATCAGGTGAATCCGTCTCTGGGTTATCAGCTATTGTTTGAGGCATTGCAGAAAGATGTCGCAACGATGGCACCGGACATGTTCGCAAGAGAACATCTCGGTTATATCGCAAAGAACGAGCAGATTATAAATTACGCCATTCCGGGACCGGTATGGGATGCATGCAAGAGCGGCGACCTAAAACCAGAAGGCAAGACGGCTTATGGGGTCAAGTTCTCTCCGGATGGTTCGGATGTGGCCCTGTGCGGTGCAGTGATCCCGAAGGACGGCTCCGCACGAATCAGCCTGATTGCGCGAAGGCCCATGGCAGCAGGAACGCAGTGGCTTGCGGATTGGCTTAACCAGCGATACAGTACGGCGGCCTGTGTTGTCATAGACGGCAGAAACGGTGTTGACGTGCTAATAGATAAAATAAGCGACACATGGAGGGCAAAAGGCGCAATCATCCGCCCATCTGTCAGAGATGTCGTCGCAAGCGTGTCCACGTTGACGGATGCGCTGAATGAAAAGACCGTGACATGGTTTGAAGGACAGGCCATGTTGAGAGAGTCTGCCGTGACCAGCACGAAACGGCCCATCGGCGGAGGCTGGGGCTTCGGCGGAGAAAACTCTACTCCGATCGAGGCGTGCGCGTTGGCATTATGGGGCGTAAAGAACACGAAACGCGACCCATCAAAGAAAATGAGGATCGGCTAATGGGCAGATTGGAAATAACAACACATATCGGATGCCCGATGGATTGCATGGACTGCCCACAGGCACTCTTGAGATCGAAATATAAAGGCAAAAAGACGCTCGACTTTGAAGATTACAAAAAGGTCATAGACAAAGTGCCAGCAGGCACACGCATTGATTTTTCGGGCATGTGTGAGCCATTCACTAACCCGCGATGCACAGACATGATCCTTTATGCAGCCGATAAAGGATTCCCACTTGCGCTTTATACGACGTTACAGGGAGCAACGATGGAAGATTATGAACGGCTGAAGGACGTGAAGTACGAAGTGGTGACGATCCATCTGCCCGACAGAGACGGACGATCACATTTTAACTTCACGGATGAATACTATAGAGTTTTACAGCACTGGAACTGCAATAATTACTCCTGCCACGGTCAGATTGATTACCGGGTGACTCCGTATTTGGGGTATCGCAATCTGATAACATTCATGCACGACCGGGCAGGAAATGTCGAGTGCAGACCGCACATAAGCATAGACACAAAACGAAGCCTTTGGTGCATCACGTCGGGCAAGTCAATGGATCACAACGTCCTGCTGCCGAATGGTGATGTACTGATGTGCTGCATGGATTACGGCATGACCGGAGTGTTTGGAAACCTGTTCACGCAAAGCTATGATGAAGTGCTTAACTCACCGGCTGCCTGTGCTATGCGGGCAACGCTGAACGAAGGTGAAAGTATATGCCGACATTGTTCAAATGCGACTTGAGCATTATTGTACCGGTTTACAACCTTGAGGATTACATCGGAGAGCTGCTTGAGTCACTGAAAAAGCAGGATACAAACGGTTACACTGTCGAAACTATATTCGTGCTCAATAACTGCACGGATCACAGCGAAGACGTTATAAAAGCAAGCCGTCTGTCCTGCGAAATAATCACTTGCGAGATTCAGGGCTGTGGACCGGCGCGCAACGCGGCAATGGACATCGCTACAGGCGAGTACATTTGGTTTATGGACGGGGACGATTGGTTGACATCTGACACGGCCATAAGAGACGTGCTGGATAAAGCAAAAAAAGAGAAGCTGGACATCCTGCGGATACCATACGCAAGCGCGCGTTTTCAGTGGTTCTACTTTTCAATGGTCTGGCAGTACGTTATGAGACGTGAGTTCATAGATGAGTTCAGATTTCCGCAGGTTCAGCCCGGCGAAGATGATATCTTTATGGATCAGGTGCTTGAAAAGTGCGGGCTTGACCGCAGCAGATATATGGAGCTCCCGCACATGACACGGGCACTCTATTATTACAATTATTTACGAGAAGGCAGCAACATGTATAAGGTCTGCGTGCTCGGCGAAACAATATAAACAGAGGGATTCCACGATGATTTTTAGTTTAGTTCCGGCACAGGTCGATGGCCTCCCGGTTGAAGAACACGAGAGATTACAGAACCTTATCAACGTCTTCACCTACTATCAGGGGAAGAACGCAGTCAAGGACAAGTATTACGAGGGCAAGATCAGCCTTGGCGAGGTCAATCTGGGCATTGCGTTGCCAGAGGGCATGAAAGGGCTTGAGATCGGGTGCGCCTGGGGCGCAAAGACGGTTGACGTTCTTGCAGCGAGGTCGATGTTTGACGGATTCGTTGGTGCTAATGGCGATGAAGTGGCAGAGCTGGATAGGATCGTCGAGGACAACCGGCTGATAGCGCAGTACAACAAGGCGACACGCGATGAGCTGAAGCTGGGCTGCGACTTTGCCACACTCAGCGCGGATGACAAAATCGGGGTCAAGATCAGATTCCACTCCGCTCAGACAGCGGCGGCCGTATGGGACGGAGAAAAGGGCAGGATAGCTTACGGCTTTGCTATTATCGACACCGCACCGACAAACGAAGAAAATGTCTGGATACCGTCGCTTGTTAATTATTATACCGACGACGCGGTTTATGTCATGCACCGTTCAGACAATGACGTGTGGTATGCAGAACAGCACTGGCACCGCATGGGCAGGCCACTCATGGAGCCGCTCATCTGGAACGCAACGTCCGATAAGCCATTTGGACGTTCGCGCCTTAAAGAACCCGTGAGACGGCTTATACAGGGCTATGTGCGGACGATAGCAAACGCCACAATCGGTTTGGAGTTCGCAACAGCCCCGCAGAAGTATCTGCTCGGTGTTACGGACGATCAATACGACGTTATCATCAATCAGAAATTCAAACAGTACGTCGGGTCGATACTTGCGAGCACAACGAACCCGGAGACAGGCGAGAAACCGACATTCGGACAGCTCCAGCAAGGGCATATTACGCCGCACGTTGAGATGTTGCGTGTGCTTGCCACACAGTTCTCAGCGGCGACAGGCTTATCCGTCACCGATACTGGCGTTATTAACGATGCAAACCCGACAAGCGCAGACGCAGTGCTGGCACAGTCTCAGACGCTCGTGAGCATGGCGGAACAGCTGAACACCGGAAACGGTGATGCGCTCAAAGTCATCGCTTTAATGGCACTTGCGATAAAGAATAACACGACCATCGAAGGGCTGACAGATGAACAGCGCGATATCGTGGCGCATTTCAAAAACCCGGCGATGCCGTCCATCGCGGCAACAGCAGACGCGGCGATCAAGATTGCATCTTCACGGTCGGCGTTTGCTCAGACGGATACGTTCCTTGAGATGATCGGATTCGATCAGGCAGATATTCGCAGGATCAAGGCCCAGGAACAGCGGGCGCGAGGAATGGAGCTGTTGTCGGAGATTGAATAATGGCTGATATAGCATTAAACGATTGGATAAATTTCAAAGACAAGATGGCGCGGCTCTCGCAGACTGCGGCGGACAAGTTCACCGACTACATCAACAGCGGCGGCGGATATTCCAACATGAACATTGAGGATATCGTCGGGTATGCCACAGCACTCGTGCAGAAATACGGCGAAGGCGAAGGCGCACTTGCGGCGATGATGTATGACGCAATCGCAGAATTGAGCGGCGCGGCGGTTCCGCCTGCTGAAATTGCTCCGCTGCCTACTTACGGCGATGTCGCGAAGGCGATACAAGGCGCGGCAAAGACATCCGAATTGAGCGGATATCTCGGAGCCGTAGCTGGCAGGCTTGTCAAGCAGGTCGGAGCAGACACAACACTGCAAAACGCAGAGAGAGACGGCGCACAGTTCGCATGGATACCGATGGGAGACACCTGTGCGTTCTGTCTGACGCTTGCAAGCCGCGGCTGGCAGTACATGTCAAAGCAGGCCATGAAAAACGGACACGCAGAGCATATACACGCGAATTGTGATTGCCAGTACGCTGTCCGGTTCAATAAAAACACGAACGTTGAAGGCTACGATCCGGACAAGTACAAAAAGATGTACTACGACGCGGATGGCAACACGCCGAAAGAGCGGATCAATGCCATGCGGCGCGAGTTTTATGCTCAAAACAAAGCAAACGGCCTTAAGAATCTGGACAGCTCTGCGGCGGAAGAATTGAATGTTTCTGCTCGGATGATTCCGACGTTTACACCGGCAAGAACAATAAGTGAAGCTGAACAATTTGCGTCGCAGTTTACAACAGGAGGGGCATATTCAAAGGTTAGTTACGCAGGCGTAGAACTTGAATATGCAAATGAGTTCAATCGAGCCATGAACGACGTACTTTCGCAGTACGAGCCAAAATATAAGCTCCAAAACATAGAACCGATGAATATGCGGTCAAAGCAGTTTAAAGGGTCAACAGCAGATGCCGCTTACAAGTGGGGATCATGCGACCTTTTTTACAATAAGGGATATTTCAAGTCTACAAAGGATTTTCAAAAACATCGTGAACAGTATCAGACATTGCTCGATCAAGTAATGCCTAACGTAGACATGGTGATAGAAAAATACGAAGGGGAGACGGGCTTTTTTGCAAAAAAACGGCTTGATTATATGAAGGCACTTAAAGCGTCGGGCAGGTCAAACGTCAGCGAAGCTGATCCTTATGGCACGATGGTGCATGAGCTGGGACATTATTTGGATGATAATCTTTTTGGCTCGGAATACAGAAAACGCGGGCTTGACCTTGCGGCCAGCTTTCAAAACTATTCGGGAAAAATATCTGCGTATGCAACGGAATCAAAGCAGGAGTATGTTGCGGAGAGCTTCTTGATGTACTGGAAAGGGGAAAAGAACACGCTCGATCCGGAGCTTGTTCAGATTTTTGAGGAGTTGAGAAAATGAAAGACGGAGAAATTATAATCGACGATTTCATGCGGCCACTAATAGAAATATTCAAAGAGATTCTGAAGTTAGAGGACGACGAAGAAGATCAATAAAGGGGGATATATGGCTGAATATGTAATCCACGCCTGCCCGGTGCGTGAATGGTATGTCGATGAATACTTAATACCGTCAATGCTGGAACAGGGGATAAACCGAGATCAGATTGAAGTATGGATGGACAGCACCGGAATGGGCAATCTGATATCATTCATGCGTTGTTGTGAAAAGTACGGAAAGCGAAAAAGCGGCCGCTGGCACTTGCAGGATGATGTCTGCATCAGTTCAGACTTCAAAGAGAAGACAGAGCTCTATGATGACGGAATCGTCTGCGGGTTTTTCAGAGCGAACTGGCAAGGGCTTACTCCACAGGCAGGCGTGGTTCCGGCCGTTTATATGTGGAACAGCTTTCAGTGTATCAGGATGCCCGATGAGTATGTTGGCGAGTGTGCCGAATGGTTCTTTACCGATGCAGCATACAGAGACGTTTACAAAGAGACGGTGCGGATCAACAAGTGCGACGACTCCATGTGGATGGACTTTATCAATGAATGCCATCTGGATGCAACCGTCCGGAACCTAAAACCGTCTATCGTGGAGCATGTGGATTTCCTTTTAGGCGGATCAGTTATCAACCACGGCCGCGACGGATATGCGCGGGGCGACTTGTGGGAGGACAATGAAGCATTTGAAAAACTAAGATCAAAATTGGCGGCCGATTCAAGGGCCGCTTTTATTGATAGGCCACGCGTGCCATAAACGCGGAATAAGCACTCATTAGGAGGTTTTTATGTCAGAAACTGTGAATCAGGAAGAACAGGCAACCGAAAGAACATTTACGCAGGCAGAAGTTGACGCCATAGTCGGAGACAGGCTCAAAAGAGATCGGGCGAAATACGCTGATTATGACGACATCAAAGCAAAAGCGGCAAAATTTGACGAGCTGGAAGAAGCAAACAAGAGCGAGCTTCAGAAAGCGATCGAGAGCAGAGATGCTCTGCAAACGGAGCTTGACGCAATCAAAAGTGCCAATGCGATCCGGGATATTCGTTCAAAGGTTGCGGAAGAAACCGGCGTACCGATCAGCCTTTTATCGGCTGAGACAGAGGAAGAATGCAGAACTCAGGCAAACGCGATTTTGGAATACGCAAAGCCGAGCACATATCCGAATGTCAGGGACGGCGGCGAAGTAGCACGAGTAGGAAAGCCGAGCACCAGACAGCAGTTTGCTGAATGGATGGATAAGGCTTTCGGTTAATTCATCTTTTACCGGGCGGTAATTTGGAAACCGCTCGCTAACCTGCAAAAGTTACAGGAGGTTTTTAAAATGTCAGGAACAGCGACAAACAGAACTAATATCACACTTCCCTCAGACATATCTTCAGAGATTCTCCAGCATGTACAGGAAGAATCCGCGATCATGCGTCTGGCACGTCAGATCAATCTTCCCGGACGCGGACTTACTATCCCGATGATTACGGCAGATCCCGAAGCATCATGGATCAGTGAGACATCTGCTAAACCGGTATCAAATCCGACACTTAGCACAAAACTGATGACTGCTTACAAGCTGGCTGTTATCGTTCCGTTCTCCAAAGAGTTCAGACGTGACGTTCCCGCTCTGTATGATGCTCTTGTAGCACGTCTTCCGAGAGCTCTTGCGCTCAAGTTCGACAGCACCGTTATCGGCGGCGTAGCACCCGGCGCAAACTTCGACGTTCTCTCCGGATGCACAAAGCGCAACATCTCCAGCGATCCTTATGGCGCACTCGTAAGCGCAACTGTTGATATTGCCCAGCATTACGGCAATATGGACGGCATCGCTCTTTCACCGGCAGGCAAGGGCGTTCTTCTTGCAGCTCTTGACGGGGATAGCAGACCGCTCTTCAACGACGTTGCATCTGATGGTATCCCGCGTGTGCTTGGAGCACCCGTCATGGTTACTCGCGGAGCTTACAAAGCAGGCGCAGCCTCCACCGGCACCACCCCGGCAGTTCCGAACATCGTCGGCGTAGCAGGTGACTGGACTCAGGCGTTCTACGGAACCATCGAGGGCGTTGAGATCACTTATTCAGAGGATGCAACGCTTCTGGACTCCAACAGCAATCCGATCTATCTGTTCCAGCAGAACATGTTCGCAGTTCGTGCAGAGATCGAAATCGGCTTCGTCGCCGCGACCGACTGCTTCAACCTGCTTACTACTGCTTACAGTGCTTAATTAACTTATTTCCAGCGGCCGGGTGTGTCCCGGCTTCTGGATGATTGGAGGCAAACATGGCATACGCAAGCGTTGTTGAAGTACAGGCGCGCATGGCTCGCACATTGACAGCGAATGAGCAGATAATCTGTGCGGCCTTGCTGGATGACGCGGCCGTGCTTATTGATGCTTACAAATCTGATGCAAGCGCAGATGCAAAGAAGGTCGTTTCCTGCCGCATGGTCATGCGTGCGATGGGTGACGGCCAGGACACCGTGCCGATGGGCGCAACACAGGGGTCAATGTCCGGACTTGGGTATTCCCAAAGCTGGACGATCGGCTCCGGAGGCGCGACCGGCGAGATATATCTGTCACGAACCGACAAGATGCTACTGGGCGGAGGCAATTTGATTGGCTCATACAGCCCGATTGAGGAATTAGTATGCGAGGAACCACAGTTACCCTTTACGAGCTAACACAGACAGGCGTGGACGAGCTGGGCGTGCCGATCTATGCAGAAACACCGGTCACGGTTGAGAACGTGCTGGTCGGTGAGCCATCGACGGAAGACATTGCCACGTCAACCGCTCTGTATCAGAAGCAGATCAAATATATGCTCGGCATCCCCAAAGGGGACACGCACGACTGGATGGACAGAAAAGTCTCGTGGACAGATTCCTACGGTATCACGCACGTCTGCATGACCTTTGGGTTCCCGATCACGGGCATCGAGGCAAACATCCCGACAAAGTGGCACATGAAGGTGAGGTGTGAAGACTTTGGCTAATTACAAGTTTGAACTTGACAAAGCCGGGGTCGGAAAGCTGCTGAAGTCTGAAGAAATGACAGAAGCACTGCTGCAAGAGGCCCGCAAGGTTCTGAACCGGCTCCCGCACGGCTATGGAATGTCATCAGGCATGACCACCCAGCGTGCAAAAGTCTCAGTCGGCACCCGCACACGCGCTGCTGCATCAGACAATTTGAAGAACAACACATTGTTAAAGGCGTTAGGACGATGATCGAAAAAATTATAAGAGATTTACTGATGACGAAGCTGACGACTCCGATTTATGTCGATGTACCGGCAGATCCTCCGGATGAATACATCGTAATAGAACGGACAGGCGGAGGAGAGGACGAGCATATTCGGAGCGCGATGGTCGCAATACAGAGTTATGGCAAACGCAGACTTGCTGCCTGCGGCCTGCACGAAAGCGTGCTCGCGGCTATGAAGAGTCTGAACGTGCGCAACGATATCTCTGCTTGCCAGCTCGATGCGGAATATGACTACACCGACACCGCCACAGACCGGTATCGCTATCAGGCCGTCTTTAACATTATCTACTATTAATTTGGAGGTCAGAAATGGCGACAGGAACGAACACAGCTTTAAATGTTTCTACCGGAAAACCGTCAGTTACGGGCGGCATTTTCCGCGCTCCGCTTGGAACAACTCTGCCGAATGACGCAAGCACAGCTCTGGGAGCGGCGTTTGTATCTCTGGGCTATATCGCGTCAGGCGGTGTGACTCATGCTTTCAACCTTGATACGGGCGAATATCGTGCATGGGGCGGAGATCTGGTACTTGCATACACCAACAGCAAGACACACACTTTTGCTTTCGGGCTTATTGAAGTTCTGAACAAAACCACTTACGAAACGATCTACGGTGCTTCAAATGTAAGCGGAACGCTTTCCAGCGGCATCGCAGTCACAGCAGACGGCGACGACATGACGGAGTACGTCTATGTTATCGAGCTTGCCATGCGTGACGGAGCCATGAAGCGTATCGTCATCCCGGATGGCAAGATCACAGCCATCGGTGATGTGGTATATCAGGACTCTGACGCAGTAAACTATCCGGTTACTGTTACCGCACAGGTAGATTCGTCTGGGAACAGTCACTACGAGTATATCAAGAAAGCAACATCAACCTGATGCTAAAAGGAGGAGAACATGTTGAAGGGCAAAACATCATCAGGATTCGCGTTTTCCATAGATGATGACGCAAGAGACGACTATGACCTTATGCTTGCATTTGTGAAAATTCAGAACGGCGAAGCAGCGGTGCTTGATGAAGCCGTTGAACTGCTTCTTGGAAAAGAGCAGAAAGACAAGCTACGCGAGCACTGTCGCGGGAAGTCCGGAAGGGTCCTTGCAACAAAGGTCATCAAAGAAGTTGAAGAGATCGTCAGCATCATCGGCAAGAGCGAGAGCGATGTAAAAAACTGATTATCCTTGCCGCAATGATACGCGAAGATGAGCACGCGCTCATGTGCGACTTTGCGGAGACTTACGGGATTTATGACTACAAGCAGTTGCGGCCGATGCAGGCCGCTATTTTTGCGGCTGGGCTGCCTGCTGACAGTCGGATCAAGCGCAAAATGTCAGGGCAGAAGCACACGACACAAACGATACTTCTGTCCTGCATCGCTGATTCTTTGCGGACGCTGATATGGTTCCAGACAAAGGACGGCCAGCGCGGGATCAACCGCCCGAAGTCCATCCTTGATGAACTCATGGAAGACAAAGAACAGCTTGCGGAGTTCTCGACCATCGAAGAGTACGAGGCGGCAAGGGCACGAATAATGGAGAACTAATATGGCAGGAACCAACATAGGAACTGCATATATAACAATAATGCCATCAACGAAGGGGATATCCGGGTCGATATCCAATGCGTTGAGCGGCGAATCTGTCAAGGCCGGTAAAACGGCGGGCATGAACATTGTCGGCGCGATCAAGGGCGTAATTGCCACCGCAGCCATCGGCAAGTTTTTCAAAGACGCTCTGGATGCGGGCGGAGAACTTGAACAGAACCTTGGCGGCACAGAAGCGGTCTTCGGAGAGTTTGCAAAGAACGTGCAGAAGACAGCAGACGACGCATATAAAAATATGGGCCTGTCTGCATCGGATTACATGGCAACCGCAAACAAGATGGGGTCACTGTTTCAAGGCTCCGGAGTTGAGCAGGCGCGGGCATTAGAACTTACGACCACCGCCATGCAGAGGGCGGCTGATGTCGCGTCCGTCATGGGCCTTGATACTACAGCGGCTATGGAATCCATCGCAGGAGCGGCCAAAGGCAACTTCACGATGATGGACAACTTAGGCGTTGCCATGAACGCGACCACCATATCTGCCTATGCTCTTGAAAAGGGCATGAATTTCAAGTGGGACACCGCGTCAAACGCTGAAAAAGCAGAAGTTGCCATGAAGATGTTCATGGAGCGGACAGAGCAGTACGCGGGCAACTTTGCGAGAGAGTCCGAAGAGACGTTTGCCGGGTCCTTGGGTGCGATGAAAGCAGCCAAAGAGAACTTCATCAGCAATCTTGCGCTGGGCAGAGATGTGCAAGGGCCGCTTGAGGATATGGCAAAGGCCGCGAAGAACTTTATCGTCGGAAACGTCTTCCCGATGATCGGGAACATTCTGAAAGAGCTGCCATCCCTTATCGGAAACGCTCTGACCGATCTGTTTAATAATCTGCCGGGAATGGTAGATAATGCCATCGCGTTTACAGAGAGCCTTGCGGGAGCGATCACCGACGGCAGCGGTCAGTTTGCAACGGGCCTTGTGGGTCTGTTCCAGGCGGGCATGACTGCACTGACAGAAGCGGACTGGATGGGGCTTGGCAAGTCTATTCTGACGCTGTTATGGACAGGCATCAAGACAGTCGCGCCGATCCTGTGGGATGGGTTAAAGTCCCTTGCATCGAGCGCGGCAGAGAAATTCCGCTCAATAGACTGGGCAGAAGTCGGGCGCAAGGTCGTGTCGTTTATCGGTAACGCGATCGGCTCCGTGGGAAGATGGATATTTGATGCGTTCAAGTCTATCGGGGACACAGCCAAAGAACGATTCCAGGATGTTGATTGGTCAGAGGCAGGAAAGAACGCTTTCCATGCTCTTGTAAACGGCGTGAAGGAAGTTGCCGAAACGCTCTGGGACGGCATCAAAACGATTGCCACAACAGCGGCGGAGCACTTCAAGGATATTGATTGGGCGCAGGTTGGAAAAGATATCATTGAGTTCATCGCAAACGGGATCACAGCAGTCGCATCGTTTATATGGGAGGCTCTGACATCCCTTGCAACAACCGCGTCGGAGTTCTTTACGGGAATCGACTGGGAAGACGCCGGCAAGAACGTAGTCCAGTTCATCATCAACGGTGTAGTAAGTCTGGCGCAAAACTTCTGGAATATGCTGAAGTCCATCGGACAGCTTGCCGGGTCAAGCCTTAAAGAAATCGACTGGCTTCAGTTGGGCAAAGATATCTTAACCGCAATCCGTGACGGCGTAGTTGCTATCGGTGAGTTCTTATGGGGCGCGTTGCAGGAGATCGGCTCAACGGCTATCGAATGGCTGCTTGATATCGACTGGATACAGTCTGGTATTGATATCGTCAACGGCATCATTGACGGCATCGTCCAGTTCGGTTCCAACATTGCGGACACGCTGGTCGGCTTTGCAAAGAGCGCATGGACAAAGCTGAAAGACTTCTTTGCGATCGGCTCACCGTCTAAACTGATGCGTGATACGGTCGGCAAATGGATTCCGCTGGGTATCGCAGAAGGTATCGAAGATGAGGCGGGAGCTGTCACAGAAGCTATGCAGGACATCGCAAAAGACGCAAGTGTTGAGATCAGCCCGATCGCGAACCTGCGGCCATTGGCAAGCATCCGGAGCGGCATTTCAAGTTTTGTTAATAATATTACTGTAAACGGAGCGGAGAACCCGGAAGACTGGGCGGCGCGGTTTGCGCGTGAGCTTAACGTACAAATGAGGATGGCTTAATGGCTTATACAAATGCACCGTCCGGGCTGTCAGTTGCCCGCGACGGAATGAAATTCACGCTGTCATGGAAGAAGGCAGACGACAACTATGACAGCGGCCTTGAAATGCAATACAGGACGAACCTTGACGGCGAAGGTGTCTGGACGAGCGTATCCGTTGATACCGATGCGACATCCCGCACGATTTCGCTGTCAGCGTCGAGTTTTTATCCCACAACGACAGACAAGCTGCTGCGGATCGCGTTCCGCGTCCGGGGCAGGAAGACCGACGCAGAATGGTCAGAATGGGCAAAAAAGCTCTACGAAATGACCGTGCCGAAGAACCCGGTCGTGTCTCAGGAGCTTGATTCAGAGCTGGATAACAAGACGACGTTCACATGGACGACGGAGACAAACACACAGTCCAACAGGCCGACGGTCAACACCGAATGGCAGACGATGTTGATCCACAACTGCACCGAGACAGACGGGAGCCAGCTGAAGTGGGCAAGCACGCGGGACGGCTGGTCAGAAGGCACCGGCGCGTTAAATTCATCAAAGGCCATCACGGAAGACTCGGAGATATTAGCGGACGCATCTTATACCCGGTGGTTCCGTATCCGTGCAAGAGGTTGCGCGGGTGATTCGGAGTGGAAGTACAGCAAGCACGTTTATGCGCGTCCGTACAAGGCAGAAGTCCGAAGCACCGGCTCAACGGTTACGAATACCACGACCACGATCAGGGTTGAATGGGCATCCCAGACAGACGCGGCACATCCGATCGACAAAACGACGGTTGAATGGCTGATCGACACACCTGCATCCGGGCAGACCGCACCGACGGGCGCAAGCTGGACGGAGGCCGTGGCAATATCCGACACGGCGGGAGCGGACGCGGCAAGGATCGTGATAGACAACAGAGCCGGCACGGATCAGTGCTTGTGGGTGAGGATAAACAACACCCATGACCGCAAGACGAATCTGGGCGACCCGGAGCTGGTCAGAAGCGGGAAGTTATCCACCCCGGAAGACTTGACGGTCAGCAACGTTGACTCGACCAATTATCAAGTCGATGTCACTGTGACGAATACATCCGACGTGCCCGACAGCAAGCTGGCCTTGATATTCCGGGGCGACGGCAAAAAAGTGATCGTCGGGATATTAAGCGGCACAGGCTCGCAGACGGTAACGGGCTTACAATGCCCGAAGTGGAATGATGCAAATCTGATCGGCATCAGCGTTTATGCCTTTCAGGGGACTTACACATCCACCTCCAAAACGGCGGGCGGCGTGACTTATACCATTTACGAGGTCACTCCGAATATGGAGTCTTCTGCGATCGGGAGCAACGCAAGCATCCCGCAGGCACCGGCTACCGTGACCGTATCACCGGGCAAGCTGAGGACAGACGCGATCGTGCATTGGTCGTGGACATGGACACAGGCGAACACGGTTGAGATAAGCTGGTCATCAAGCCCGTGGGCATGGGAATCCACCGAACAGCCGAACACATACCAGATCGACGACACGGATGTCGCAAAATGGCGCGTGCGCGGTCTGACTCCGGGTCAGATGTATTACTTCCGCGTGCGGCTGGGTCTGTCAGGGGATTCGATAACATGGAGTCCGTATTCGGACATCATCGAATGCGGGATGTACACGACCCCGGACAAGCCGACGTTGCAGTTATCAGCAGAAGCCGTGCAGAACGGAAACAAATTCACGGCATCATGGACATATTACTCATCCGACGGAGTGGGGCAGGAATCCGCAGAGGTCTGCGTTTATCCAAACAGCGGCGTGATCCCAATTGAGTCACAGTGGCCTAAACGGGTCGTAGCCCGGACGAAATCAGCACAGGCGGTCAATATCACCGCGAAAGATTGGGCTCAGGGCGTTGGCTACTTCGTGCGGGTTCGCGTGACATCAAAGTCGGGGCTTGTTTCTGAATGGTCAGACGCGGCTCTGATCGGCATTCCCGGAGTGCTGAGCATTACCACCGTGACGACTTCGTTGTCCGATGAAACCATCACGGATTCTTCGGGCGAATCGCGGACGCAGAAGTCCTTGCTGGGTCTGCCGCTTACGGTCACGGCAACACCGGGCGCACCGGCAGGCGGGCAGACAACGGTCATTATCCGAAGGGCGGAGAGCTTCACGCAGATCAGACCAGACGGTTCTGTCTCAACAGGATACGAGGGCGAGGTCATAGCATTAAAACGGCAGACAGGAAACGGTCAGGTATCAATCAAGCTGAAAGACCTGCTCAAGCCGCTTGACGACGGATGCAAGTTTGTTCTGACCGTATCGGCAACGGACGACCCGCAGATACCGGCCTCGGTGGATATTCCTTTTGAAGTCCATTGGAACCAGCAGGCACGCATCCCTACAAGCATCACGGTGGAGTCGCTTGCAGGCAACGCGATGCGGATCACTCCTGCGGCGAACGCTCTGACCGGAGCAACGTGCGATATCTACAGATTATCCGCAGACAAGGCGGAACTGATCGTTGAGGGCGGCACGTTCGGGACGGCGTATGTTGACCCGTATCCGGCGATCGGTGAGACGGCGGGATATCGTGCGGTATACATTTCAAAATACGGCGATTACATAACAGCATCAGAGCAGTTCGCATGGCTTGATGTTCAGGCAGGGCTGGATTCCGATGCTAATATCATAGACTTCAACGGGGAACAGGTCGCGCTTCGGTTCAACATGGGCATCTCCCATACGTGGTCGAAGGGATTCACGGAAACGACCTACCTCGGAGGGAGCGTGCAAGGTGATTGGAATCTGTCGGTACAACGCACAGCCGGCATCACCGCGACGGCAGTTACGGTCGAGGATCAGGACACGATCGACGCGCTCCGCAGGCTGGCAGTCTGGACAGGCATCTGTCACGTGCGGACGGTGGACGGTTCTTCCTTCGCGGCAGATGTGCAGGTGAGTGAGACTCGTTCCTATAAGACCGCAGGCAACGCGGTAGAGTTCACGCTGAAGATAACACGAGTAGACGCAGAGACGCTTGACGGCATTACTTATGTGGAGTGGTTAGGTACATGAGCGGACAGAACCCGGCGATAGTCGGACAGGCCATAGTCGGGACGGCGGTATTAGGATCGGTCACGAGTGAGGACACGATCATCCGCCGTCTTGATTGGGCAAAGGGGTTCAGTGTTGCGTATTACGCGACCGTCGTGGACGCGGCAACGTGGCTGGACTCCGAACGAATAGAACTAATACAGGGCAAGGTCACGCGCTCGGATTCGGACTTACAGGAGTCCGCGCAACTGACCTGCAAGCCGCTTGATGAAGAGACATGGATCAGAGTCAACATGGACGTGAGTCAGGACGGGGCTTCTGACCACGTTCCACTTTTCACGGGGCTTGCAATCTGCCCGGACAGAAATATTGACGGGGCACTTGAGACAGGCTCCGTCATTTGTTATTCAGTGCTTAAGCCCGCGCAGGATGTACTTCTGCCGCGTGGCTGGTACGCACCTAAAGGGCGCGAGGGCGCGGAAATAGTTGAAGAGCTATTATCTGTCACACCCGCCCCGAAAATCGTTTCTGGCGGCTCTCCGAGGCTCTCCGCGCATATCGTAGCGGACGCAGGCGAGAGTTGCCTGACAATGGCAAGAAAGATATTAACGGCTATCAATTGGCGGTTGCGACTGCTGGGCGATGGCACGATAGAAATATGCCCGCAGGCCGAAGATGTTGCGGTCATGTTCGGGGTGGATAATGACGCGATCGAGCCGAAGGTCAAGGCCAGCTTCGATTGGTATGACGCTCCGAATGTGTACCGTGCGGTCAGCGGAAATACCTGTGCAGAAGTGCGGGATACCGACGCGATCAGGGCGCGAGGCCGTGAGATATGGAAGGAAGACCGAAGCCCCGCGTTCAACGGTTCTGAGTCGATCGCGATGTATGCCAGACGGATGCTGGACGAATCAAAATGGGCGGCGTACAAAGTCAGCTATGACCGGCGATATCACCCGGATGTTTTAGTGGGCGATCTGGTCGAATTACATTACCCAGCGCAGAAGATAGACAACACCTTCCGGGTCAGCTCACAGGCGATTGACCTTGTAGCGGGCGGAAAGACATCAGAGGAGGTCGTGCGATATGAGCAATCAGTATGAACAAATAAAGCGCGACATCGTGGACGCGATAAGGTGTGGTAATCCGCGCCCAGAAGCCTACGACACAACGGCGGAAGTTCTGTATGTCGAGGGCGACACCGCGTGGGTGCGGATACCCGGCGGAGCACCGGAGACACCCGTCGAGCGTTCGATCGCGGCGAAACAGGGTGATGTCGTGCAGGTGCGCGTGGCAAACGGCAGAGCATGGATCAACGGCAACAACACAGCCCCGCCGACAGACGACACCGTTGCAGTCGCGGCGCATACCGTAGCGACGGATACAAAAGAGCAGGTCGATGAGCTGGAAGAGCATTTCTGGTATGACGGCTCCGGGGCGCATGTTGAGGGCGAAAGCTACCGCAACGACATGAAGTCCGACGGCCTGCATATCGTGGAGAAAAGCACCGGCGAGACGGTAGCGAAATTCGGCGCGGACGGGTCGCAGATAGGCAAGGACGGCGAAGCGCACACCACGTTTGATTTCCGCTCACAGCAGATGGTAGACATGAACGGCACGGTCTTTTATGACGTGCGCGACTTGCGTGATGCAGACGGTGTTGCGGAATACACGCAAATATTTTTCGGCGACGGGAGCACGACAGGCTTCAACGCATCATATCCCGTGGTCAGCTTAACAACAATAACGACAGACGTAGTGGTCAAAGTCGCAGGAACCACGAAGACGTATCAGACGGATTATACACTCGGATATACGCAGGGCAATATGTTCATCGTGATTATGACCGACGCACCGGCAAGCGGGGAAAAGGTAGAAATCACCTATCCGACAGTATCCGCCATGCAGGTGTTTACGTTCGGCTCACGAAGCGACGCAAGTGCGGGCGCACAAAGCGCGGCGTTTGGCGCGATAAACGAGGCGAGCGGGCAGTATTCGCTTGCACAAGGCCGTTCGGCAAAGGCTCAGGGCTACACGTCATTCGCAAGCGGACAGAATACACAGGCGGCTGGGAGCACCTCATTCGCGGAAGGAAATTCCACAAAGGCGATGGGCAATTTCTCCCACGCAGAGGGAAACGGCTCCCGTGCGAATGGGAACAATTCTCACGCCCAAAACAACAGCACCGTCACGGGGAGTAATGACCAGACCGCAATCGGCAAGTACAACGTTGAAGACTCGAATAATGTGTTTGGTCTGATTATGGGCAACGGCACGTTACAGAATCGTTCTAACGCTTTCGGCGTAACGTGGGACGGTGACTATGAATTCCAAGCCGACGGCGACCTTGCCACAGCTCTGACCGCAAAAGGCTGGAACGTGGCTGGTACGGGCGGGCTGGTCAGCTTAAAGAAGATACTCACGGAAATTATTAACGCTCTTTAATAGGAGGTTGAAATGCCATACACAAAAAACTCGTGGGAACCCGGCGACATCATCACCGCCGCGAAACTTAACCACATGGAAGACGGTATTGCGGCAAGTGATCTGTCGGAGTCCGTGAAGACAGCTCTGTTACAGATCGCGGCGAAAGTCGCGTACATCGACGATCAGGGGCAGGAGTATTACGACGCTCTGGAAGAGGCTCTTTATCCAGAAAAAACGCTGACCAGCATTACCGCAGAATACACGCAGACAAGCACCGTCTATGCAACCACATCTCTGGACAGCTTAAAAAGCGACCTTGTAGTCACGGCGAACTATGACGACGCCTCAACAGCGACCGTCACGACTTACACCTTAAGCGGAACGCTCTCCGTCGGAACCAGCACCATCACAGCCACCTACAGCGGCTTCACGGACACGTTTGAAGTGACGGTATCTGCGGCACCGACCGTGAGCAGTATAGCGGCGGTCTATACGCAGTCGGGAACGGTATACACAACGGACACACTTGACAGCTTAAAAGCTGATTTGGTGGTTACTGCCACATATAGTGATACAACAACAGCAACAGTTCCGTCTGCGGATTATACGCTGAGTGGTACGCTGACAGTGGGAACGAGTACGGTAACAGTTACTTATGAGAGCAAGACGACTTCGTTTAATGTGACTGTTACAGAACAGGGACTCGTCCCGGCAGGATACACGCAGTACGATTATGTTAAATATACGGGCGTTGACCGCAGTAGTACAACTACTGCAAAGCAGAGCATTATTGCAACAAAAACGTTCAGCGATTTGAACGTTCTTAAACTTGAATTTGACATAAGTCCTCATACTGCGAAAACATCCGCAGCTGGCATCCTCGGCGGTCATGCGGCATCAACGGGCAATAATTATACGGTATCTTTTTACGGTCGGACAGACACACAGCGTGTTTCCGCATTTTCGCACGGTACAGCATTGGCTCTTGAAAATATCCCAGATATGCAAGTGGGTAGTATCGTCCATGTCGTTCTTGACCCCGGATCGGCAAGTCCTTCAACCTTGCTTGCAGGCGAGCTGTCAACAACAGGAGCATGGACTTCATCGCAGACAATATATGCGGCGTTGGGATATTGCGGACAGTGGATGCTGACGAACTCCACGCTTGTCTCTTTTGCAAGCATCGGTATTCTGAAGATATACGACCAATCAAATACATTAGTCGGTCAGTATGTGCCATGCGTAAGGGATGCAGATAATGTTATCGGAATATGGGATACGGTGACAGAAGAGTTTTACACATCAGCAACAGTGGGATATGCAACCATTGGCGGCGATTCCTGCGAGTGGGCAGTGGGCAATTGGGAGGTGTAAAAAATGGCAATATACGACATTGACGGAAAACTCCTGACTAATTCATTGGCAGGATTGAAACTTTCGCTTCTCGGTGACAGCATCTCATCCTATGTTGGCACAGTACCAGAGGGGAATGATACATACTACAAAGGCAACAATGCAGGCGTAACGAGTCCGTCACAGATGTGGTGGAGCGTCCTTTGTACGGAAACAGGCATGGAGCCGCTTGTTATTGACGGATACAGCGGTTCAGGAGTAACACAGCTCGAAGACTCCTCGCACGTCAGTAAAGTGCCGATGTCATCGGACACCAGATGCGGAAGACTCCACAGCGGGACAACGAACCCGGACGTCATCATCATCGCCGGCGGAGTAAACGACTATACCTACGCTATGTCGGCACAGTCCGAACCGCTTGAATGGGACGGTCTGACCGCTCCGACATTAGGTGACAGCTTCACAGAGGCTTACGCTTGCATGATAAAGAAGTTGCAGACGAACTACCCGCAGGCGGCTGTCATTGCTCTCTCAACATGGTTTACCATGCGTGGCGATGACAACGGATATACGCTGACACATACCGTCACAGCAAATAGCCATGTCTACACACAGGCAGACTACAATGCGGCAATCGAAAGCGTGGCAAAGAATATGCACATACCGTATGTTGCAGTTGACAACATTGGAATGAACAGGTCGAACATGTACCCGACATACGCAAGTGATTCATCCTCAATACCGACTCATCCGAACGCAACAGGACAGAAGCTCATGGGCGAATATCTTGCGTTAGTTCTTCCGAATATAATCAAAAAGGTGAGCGCATAACGGAGGCACAAACATGACACAAATAATCATAGCAATCATCGGTAGCGGTGCGCTGGCATCGGCTATGAGCATGATAGTCGGCGCGATACAGAAGAGAAGCAAACTGCGGAAGTTGGAGAAGGACACGGTTCGGCTCCAGCTTCTTTTTCTCATGTACGTTATCCCGGACGAGACTCAAGAGCTAATGACCGTGGCACAGTACTATTTCACGGTTCTCAAGGCAAATTGGTACATGACCACGCTCTTTGCACGCTATCTAAAGACACATGACCTTGATAGACCGGATTGGTTCAAAGGGGGTGAAGAATGATGAAAGATTGGCTTATACGCGCTTTAAAGACCTTTGCACAGGCGTTCTTCGGCGTGCTGATACCAGAAGTATGCCTTATGCTGAACGGCAATCTGCCCGACAGCATAGCCGGGGCAAAGGCTCTGCTTATTCCATTAGTATGCTCGGCCTTGAGTGCTGGCATCAGTGCGGCGTGGAATATCATACTTGAGCATCTGAAGACGGAAGAGGTGGAAGAGGATGACTGATTACAAGCAGTACAACTACCCATATTATCCATACGCTGCGGAGACGATTGCCGTTGCTGGCTGTGGTCCTACTGCGTGTGCTGACCTCTTGGACGTAGACCCCACAGAAACGGCGAAATGGCTCACAGACAACGGATATGCCTATCCATACCAGGGAACGGCTTATGAGGGCATTTCTGCGTGCCTCACGGCATACGGCGCAGAGGGGCAGACGGTAGCACTCAATCAGGACGGCATCACGGACAACGCAGCCATGAAAGCATGGCGCAAGGCGATCCAGGGCGGACAGTGCGGCATCCTGCTGATGCACAAGGTCACGAGCAACTATTGGACAAACGGCGGTCACTACATCGCTATCGTAGCGTACAGCAACAGCCAATACCTTGTCTATGATCCTGCGTCTGATGTCCGCACCGGCTGGCATCCTTGGGGAGACTTTGCCGGTAATGTATCAGGGCTGTATCTCTGTAACAAGCGATGGGACGGCGACCGGATAGCAGAAGACTGCTTCTGGGGTCCTGCTACCACCAAAAAGGCACAGAAGGTATTCGGCACGACCGTAGACGGCACGATATCGAACCAGAACAAGGATATGCAGAAATTCCTGCCGAACTGTCAAGAGGCATCGTGGAAGTTCGTTGCACCGTCCAAACTTCAGAACGGCTCGCAGCTTATCAAGGCGATCCAGACGAAGCTGGGCATACCGGCGGACGGCTTCTGCGGTATGCAGACCATCAAGACCTTGCAGAAATTCCTCGGAGTTTCGCAGGACGGCTATTTCGGCGGCAAGTCCGTGCTTGCATGGCAGAAATGGCTTAACAAACAATAAGCCCACTCAGGTGGGA